TCCAGGAACGGAAACATTCGGGTGGCTAGGAAAAAACGGAGGTATAAAAATGTGGGAGGACATTATTCTAGATAGAGCCGTTGAAAACGTAAAAACTCGGCTAAAAAGAATTTCCAAATATGAAAAGCGATGTTGGAATAGAAATAAACTATATGAAAAGAGAATGAAACAAGGGAGGAAAGGTATATGAAATATTTTAAATTTAAAAATCCATATAGTGTAGTTATATCTGCCAAAACAAAAGGGAATGCAGAGTGGATGTATTCAGAATATATTTGTGGAATGGATATTAACACAGAAGTGAAAGAGGTTACAAAAGATGAAGTAATAAAGTTATGGGAAGATGCAAACCAACCACTGCATATGCTTGTGGATTTAATGCAAGAAGAAAATTTAATATTAATAGATGGAGCATTTATATGTTGAGGGAGTGAAGCAATAAGAGTTGCAAATATTATATTAAAAAATATGGAGGAATAAACAATGAACATAATAATACTAAGCATACTTATAGCCATAGCAGTTATAGCCATAAGTACTAGATACGTAAATAATAAAGCTAGAGAAATAGATAAGAAATTAAATAGGGGTGAGTAACATGGGAAAAGCCTGGACTCGGCAGGAAGACGAATTTTTAAAAGAACATATAGGGGAAATACCTTATAAAAAAATAGGAGAAAAAATAGGGAGAACTGAATATGCAGTTACAAATAGAGCTTCTAAAATAAAAAGAAATATGAAAAAGGCAACAACTAAGAAATGGCTTAATGAATATTTGCCACTAGTAAGCTCAACTTTAGGAATAATTAGTATTAAGAAAAAACTTAATATAAGTAAGACAAAAGCAGAAAAGTTGTACAAAAGATGGAGACAAAATTATGTTAATAGAATAGCATAAGGAGGACTTGAATGATAGATAAAGAAATTTTTAGAAAAACAGAAGGTAGGATCTATAGATATTATGATAATTTAAAGAACATAGAGAAATTACAATATAGATGCATGGTGTTAGAAAAGACTAAGGAGCAATTAAGGCAAGATATAAGAAATAACAATGTAAATATAGAAACAGAACTAAATATGGGAATAAGCTATTCAGAAAAAGTCCAAAGTTCTTCATTGGGAGTAAGTTATGCAGAGCAAGAAACCATTAAACAAATAGATAAACTAATGGAAGAATGTAAGGACACTAGGAAACAGATATTAAAACTTCATGCGAGGATAAGAAAAGCTAAAAATGAAAATGCAGAAATGGAATATATAATTGGAATTTTAGGTACTCAATATAGATTAATAGCAGAAATGAAATATAAAGACAAGTTAAGTCTAGAAAAAATAGGATTAAATCTAAATATGGACAAGAGTACTGTTAGTAGAACTAGAGAAAGAATAGTAGAAGATGTTAGCAAGTTATTGAATTTATAAAAAGTGTGCAACAAAACCGCAACAAAGTCGCAACGAAAGTATTAAATATACATGTTAGAATAGTAGTATAGAAAACTATATATGTATTATACTGAATCGTTACAGCAGGGATTACTGTAACAGGCAAGTACGCACTACTTGCCAAAACATTAAATAAAGAAGGCACTTACTTAATTGTAGGTGTCTTCTTTATTTAATGTTTCAATGGCTCAGTGAACTCCATACGTCTGAATTGCAGACGTACGTTTCTTATTATAGCGATAGTAATGTTAAGTTTAATACTATCACTATGGTAAGAAACAAGGAAATTAATTTTAAATAAAATTTCTTTCCCACGGAGTTCACCTCCTATTTATTAAATTTTAAACAAAAAGTATTGTAAAAATACTTTTTGTTATAATAGCTTCTAATGTTATTTAAATGAACATTAAACATATTATAGCATAAGCTTTTTAACATTTTAACAAGTAATTTATGGGAGAAAATTCAAAAAGGGAGTGAAAGGTGTGAAAGTAGAAAAGATAATAAAGACACAACCAGATATAAATAAACAGTTGAATGAAAATAGAAAACAGAATGAGAAGAAATCCAGGAGAGGTAAAGAGCACCTCTCTTTTAATGATGTTATGGAACTTATGCGGCATGATAGTTACAAAAGACATAGAGGAGCTATAAGACAAAAATAAACGTTATAAAATAAAGGAAAACCCCCTAATATGTAGAAGTAACCAACAACACGTATATTAGGGGGATTAAAGTATGAGTAATGAACTTAAAAATTTAACTGTTAGATATATTAGTAAATGTGATGATGTGATTAAAAGCAAAAGCGAGGAACAAGCGAAACAATTACAAATCCAAATTATTTCTGCGTATGAAAATTTAATAAAAAATATTTCGTCTAATTTAACATATGATTTTCCTGATTTCAATGGAAGTGGTTATATATATAGAGCTAGCTATTTGAAAAACATAGGAATATTAAAAAGTAAATTAGAAGCATTTTCTACTAACATAAGTGATTTACCAAAGACAAAACTTAATGGTAAAGAAATAATAATAACAAATAATAACACAAATAATAATACAAATATAAATACAAATAATTTAGAAGTTATTTTTAAACAAGCGAAAGAAAATATTAACAAGGATGAATCATTATCAGAAGAAGAAATAAAAGAAATATTAGAAAAGATTGATGAAATAGAAGAAGTAAGTAAATTAGATGAAGCTAGGAATAAAAAATGGTTTAAGTTAAGAAATTTAATGAATTGGTTGGGCACTAAGGGTGTAAACATAGCAATTAATATATTGCCATTAATTACAGAAATTCTTAAATTTAATGATTAGGCTTAGGCATATAATTAGATGTAATGATTTTAAGAGCTCTTAATAGGTCCTCTTTTACACAGGAGGTAATTATGGATAAAAATATTATAATTTTAATAAAATTCGTAGAAGAATATGAGCATGCTAAGATGGCTCAAGAAGGTAAATTATATATGAATCCAATAGGAGGTTATACAGAATTTAAAGAGAAAGTAATTGATTTAAGAGAAGATAAAAATGAAGGGATATGCCAAAATTATCAACCTAATAAAAGCAAATTAATTATTAATAATACACTAATAGACCCTAAGGATATTGTAGGACCTATTAAAGTAAATATGAATAAAGATTTAAGAAAACATGTATACTGTATGTATTCATTGTATTTTCAAGGTGGTTGCATATCAGATAAAGATTTAATTATTGATAAAAAAGTTAAAGGATTTGGGGATTGGTTTTTATTAATAACTAATGTAAGTGAATTTTTTAAAAGGTTAGACAAAAAGTTAAAAACTCTTAACATAAGTGCTAAAAGAAAGTTAGTAGAATATAAAGATTTAAATAAGCATCATGGAAAAGTTGATTCGTTTATAAAAAATATTAATTATTCATATCAAAAAGAATATAGAATAGTATTGAATTATTATAACAAAGGTCCATATATATTAGATATTGGTGATATTTCAGATATATCACTAATAGGACAAACAAAAGATGTATTTAATATGATAAAAATTGAAGAGACGATGTAAAGATATTAGAAACTTAATAGAATGTATTTTTATATATCAACAATCATATCAGAACATGAAAATATTAAAAGGAATTAAATAATTTATATAGAATGACTTTATTAGGTGATATAAATGATACTAAAAGAAAACTTACCATATCCATTGGTACACTATACAGATATGTATGGAAATTTTATAGGATTCCAGAAAGATAAAAACTCAGAAGTAGTTTTATGTTCATGTATGAGAAAAGCAGTAGAGAATTGTATAAAACTATTTTTAAAATATCCTTCAAATTTGCTTAATCCTTCAGAGTGGATATTATTAAAACAATTAGATATGCCAGAAAGTATAAATGAGGTTATAAGAAAGAAAAATCCAGCAGTAGGGTTAGAATGGCTAAATCATATCAAATTTAAAGAAGATGTATGCCACAGATGCAATATAGAAAAACCTACTAAAGAATATTGCACTCCTATGTATGGAACTAAATTTAAAAGAACCTTTGGCTGGTATATAAATATAAATTACTTTAATAAGGGGATAAACCCTAGTACATATGATGGAATATATTATTTAAAAGAAGATGGCCCTATTGAGATTAGATCAATATTAGATCCAACAAATAAAGATTTACTTGAAGATATAAGAAGGTATAAATTACTAGATACATTTGAAGATAAAGAAATATTAGAAATGCTTAAGAAGATAGAGCATAGAGAAGAAGCAATATTATTAAGACATTTTTATGTAGAAGATAAAGAGCTCATATATAAAAAATTATATTATGCAATAGATTATATAATGAAACAAAGATTAAAAGAAGTACATAAAATAATTGAAAATGAAGTAAGGGACTGGTTTAAATCTAAAAGAGTTGGCGAAAAATGGGAGAATGAAACTAGGCTATATAAGATAATAAGAAAACTATATCCAGAGCTAACTATGTATAGACATTTTAGACCGCCATTTTTAGATGGACTAGAATTAGATATTTATATAGAAACTTTAGATGTAGGAATAGAATACCAGGGAGAACAACACTTTAAACCCTTTAAGCATTGGGGTGGAAAAGAAGCATTTAAGAAAAGACAAGAATTAGATAAAAAGAAAAAGGAATTATGCAATAAGAATAAAATAAAACTTATTTATTTTGACTATGATGAAGAAATAAATGAGGAACATATAAGAAAGAAGTTATTAAAAGAGCTTAATATATAGGCTCTTTTTTATTTATAGAAAAGTAGAGGTGGTGACAATGTAGAAATGGCCAAAACAAGAAGTCCCGATTGGGGAAAAATAAAAAAAGAATACATAAAACTAAATGGAGATGTAAAGTTAAAGGAATTTGCAGAAAAACATGGAGTTAAATATTCTACCTTAAGATCTAGAAAGAATAGAGAGAAATGGGATAATGGGATAAAGAAAAATGTTGCAACAAAAGGTGCAACACAACAAAAGAATGTTGCAACAGAAGATAAAATAAAAAAAATAAATAAAGAGCCTATTGCTGAAGAAGTAAAAGAGGTATTAGGAAATACTGAACTTACTGATAAGCAAAGGCTCTTTTGTGTTTATTATATTAAGTATTTTAATGCTACTAAGGCTTATCAAAAGGCATATGAATGTGACTATATAACTGCTAATACTAATGGTCCAAGATTACTTGTAAATGCTCGTATAAAGAGAGAGATACAAAGATTAAAAGAAGGCAAATTAAATAGAGTGATGCTTTCAGAAGATGATATATTCCAAAAGTACATTGATATAGCTTTTAGTGACATTTCTGACTATGTAGAGTTTGGGCAAAAAGAAATGATAGTAGATAAAGATGAAGAAGGCAATCCAGTAATGATTGAGGTCAATTATGTAGATTTTAAGGATAGCAATGAAGTAGATGGAACACTTATTTCAGAAGTATCACAAGGTAAGAATGGAGTATCAGTTAAGCTCCAGGATAAAATGAAGGCTCTACAATGGTTAAGTGATAGATTAGACCTTCTACCTACTGAAACAAGAATAAAGGTAGATAATGAAAAAGCTAAGGTTAAGATTGCTCAGGGAAAATTGGATTATGAAAAAAATAAAGATAACAAAGATGATAAACCTATAAAAATACTAATCAAGCGAAAGGGTGAGGATTAATGCCTATAGTAAAAGAAGTTAATCCTCATTTTGAAGAGTTCTTATTTGATTGGAATTATAAATTTTATTTTCTAGTCGGTGGTTATGGATCATCAAAGAGTTATCATGTAGCTTTAAAACTTATATTAAAACTGTTGGAGGAAAAGAGAACAGCCCTAGTAGTAAGAGAAGTATACGATACTATTAGAGACAGTTGCTATTCATTATTAGAAGAGATAATAACTGAAATGGAATTAGATGATAAAATTAAATGTGTTACTTCTCCTATGCAAATAAGATTTCCTAATGGCAGCAAGATTATATTTAAAGGCATGGATAAACCAAGTAAATTAAAGTCTATAAATAATGTATCTATAATATGGGTAGAAGAATGTTCAGAAGTAAAATATGCAGGATTTAAAGAACTACTAGGAAGATTAAGGCATCCAACATTAAAACTGCACATGATACTTTCCACTAATCCAGTATCAGAAGATAATTGGAGTTACAAACACTTTTTTATGGACAATAAAAAGAAAATTTTTATTTTAGATGATAAGGAACTTTATAAAAATAGAATAATAATTACTAATAATACTTATTATCATCATAGTTTAGCAGATGATAATTTATTTTTGCCGAAAAGCTACATAAAACAACTAGATGAATTAAAGGTATATGACATTGATTTATATAGAATAGCTAGAAGAGGTAGGTTTGGGGTTAATGGCAGAAAAATATTACCACAGTTTGAAAAGAAACTTCATTATGAGGTACTTCAAGCAATTAAAAGTATTGAAAACCCTATATATAGAGTTGGAATGGACTTTGGATTTGAGACTTCATACAATGCTATAGTTAGGTTGGCTATAGATGATTATTACAAGATTTTATATATTTATTGGCAATATTATAAAAATCAAATGACAGATGATAAGACTGCCATAGAAATAGCAGAATTTAAAAAGACACAGGAATTAATTAGAG